ATCAAAATCCTGCAAGCCATACTGAAAGGTGAATGGATAGGCTGTTCCCAGATTCTGAATCAGCGAGGTGTAGCGGCTTCCACCGAAAGGATGATTTTCATCCAGTGGCCTGTTTTCTATTTGCACTTGTCCCACTTCAAAATCATAGAATCCGCCTTTGACTTGGCCTTTTTTAATTCTTGGGCCACTGAGTAAAAACCCATAATGGAAATTAGCATCTGTTCTTAAAAAGTTTCATCACTTAAATAGTAATCTGTGCCGCTGACGGTGACTTTTAAAGATAGGTTGCTCATGCCACAGCCGGAAATTCACCAAATCGGGCTGCTCGCTCTTTAATTTCTACGCGAATGGCGGAATCATATTCGCTGATATGCTGGCCTGTGCCGTCATAGATATTGACATCAATCTTAGGAGTAGCTTGATAGTTCTGGCTCATCGCTGCACCTCTTAGTGTTGGAATGCTGCCACCTTGAGCAAAAGGCCACCAAGAAGGCTTGGAATAGCTTGCATTTAGGCCAATGGCAGGAGGAAAGAAGCGGCCCATTAAGCCAACTTTGATTCTGCCAAGTAAATCGTTGCCAGCCTCAAAACCGTAGTTTACTGGTGAAGCGGTTTTGCCTTCATTGACTAATCCGCCTGCTGCCAGAAATCCAATCCTGCCTTCTGCTAGATTTGGGATACCAAGCTTTAATTCTGCGCCAAAATTACCAACAACATCAGCAATCAGATTTCCAACAGATCCCAAGTCTCGAAGGGATAAGCCAGCCTTTCCAAAGCTTTTGTTACTCGCCAAAAGCCCTTGAGCGAGTCCGCCAGCGCCAAAGCTCATAGCAGGCCCAAGCAGTTGGTTCATCTGTTTTTTGCGTCCTGAATCGGTAACACTATTGAGAAGACTGAGAAGATTTGTTCCTAACTGATCAACGGCAGACTTGCGAATGATAAACTCGCCACCTTCCAACTCTACTGGCATTCTACCTCCTACCATTGCAGGCATTCCTCCTGCGGCATGGCTTGGCCCGTTCAGGTAGCCACCTTTGGCAAACTTAAATTCCAAAAGATTTTTTGGCCCAAGGCCAAAGGCGTGAAACGGGTTTTGCAACAATGGGATTTTTCCGCCAGGAACAAAGGCTTTGAAAATGTCCTCAACTTTCTGGCGTATAAAATCAACAAAGTTGAAAATGCCACCTGAAAAAATTTGTTCAAAAACGTGTTCGATTCCTCCAATCAAGTTTCGGAAGGCATCACGAAAATCTAACAAAACCTGTGTAAACGTGCCTTGGATGGCACCCCCAAATTCCTGCAGTCCATTCAGCATTCTGCCGAAAACATTTTTCAATGGTTCAACGATTTGTTCACTGAATACGGAACCCAAGCCACCAATCGCATCAAACAGAGGCTGAAAAATGCCTTGCATGGCGTTCTCAAAGGCACCAAAAAGGGATTCAATGCCTTCGACCAAAAACAAGATAGCGTCAATCAGTGGCGCTAATAGTTCAATCAGCTTTGCCAATAAGGGAGCCAGCTTTTCAATCGGCCTTTGCAGTTTCTCAAAAATAGGAGTCATTGTTTCAATTACTGGAATCAAGGCTTCCACCACTGGAACCAGTAAATCTATGATTGGATCAATCAAAGCGAAAAGCGCATCAAAGACTTTTGCCAAGGCCTCCTGCACTTTTTCATTGGAAAGAACCAGCGCCAGTAGCCCTTGCTCTAAACCCTTTTCTGCTGTGATCTTGGCGACATTAGCAGCCCTTTGCCCAGACGGGCCAGCCGCTGCCATTACGGCTTGAGCCGTGTCTGATTCGGTGATTGCTTGCGCTCCTGCGCGAACTCCTTTCAACACTTCTTTTGTGTATTTTTCTGCTAGAGATAGCCGATCATCCATTTCTTTGGTGAGCTGCTTCTGAATGCCTAACTCTGCAGCAAGGGCTGTGGCTTGATCCAACGTCAACTGTTCAAGTTCTACTGCTGTGGCAAGGGCAATGGCCTGAACATTATTGATCTGGCGGATGGATTCTGCTTGAGCCTTGAGTTGATCGTCCTGGGCTTTTAAGGCTTTTAGTTGTTCTTGAGCATTTAAGGATTTGGCAATGTCCTTAGCTTGCTTGGCCTGTCTCTCTAGTAGTTTCAGAGACTTTTCTTCATTCCTAGCGCGAACCAAGGCTTTGGTTGCTAAATCAACGGCTTCTTGGTTGCGTAACTGCTCTGTAATCTTTGCAACCTTTTCAACGGTTTCTTCATAGATCGCTTGTTCTTTCAGTGCCTTTGTCGCTAAGTCCACTGCCTCTTGATCCTGCAGGTTCTTGGTAATCTTGGCGACTTCTTCAACCGTCTTTTCATAAGTAGCCTGCTCAATCAGTGCTTGCTTGGCTTTTTCAGCCTGAGCCAGAAGTCCGGCTTGTTGAGCTGCAACTTGATCCTCAAGGAAAGCAACTTGCTCTTTGGTGGCTCGGTTGATTGAAGTCAGCAAAATAAACTGCCTCCCGGATTCATCACCTGTCGAACTGGCTAAAACAAAAAGTCTCTCTTGTAATAAGGCTTGGGCTTCCTTGGCTGCAGTAAGTTGTTCTTCAAGACTGCCTTGTGTGCCAAGTAATCCACCAACCTTTTCAGTTATGCCTTGGAAGGTGAGAGCAGAAAGCACAGAGGCTGCTTCTGCCGCTTCCTGCATCTGCTTCATTCGCAGAAGTTCTTCCTGCGATTTCTTGATGACTTTGGTGGATTCAGCTTGCTCTGACAAAAATTCAGCTTTTTTCTTTTCAACAAATTCCTGCTGAAGTCCTAGTTCATAATTGGCTAGGCTGGTGGTGTAGGTGTCTCTAGCGGTTTGAACGTTCTGCTGGTAAACCTCTAAGGCTCGACTAGCGGCCCCAGTGGTTTCATCTGTAATGATTTTGATTTTGGCAATTTCATTTTTTGCGGTGACATACTCCTGGCCTACCTTTTTGGTTTCCTCAGATAATTTTTCTTGAGCAACAATCACTTTCTTCAAGGCTTCTTCAACATCTCCAAACGGATTGGCCTTGGCTGCCATCAATTGAGCTGATGCCGCAAACATATCAAAAGCATCATCCAGCAGCATCACATTGCCAATCAATTGATTGATGTCTGCCGAAATGGTTTTGAATGTGATCTCCAAGGCTCGGAAGGCCATGCCTACAAAAGAGTCTGCAATCAGATCCGTCAGGAACTGGATGCTCGCGCTCAGTAACTCAACACCAAGCCGGATTTTGGCAAAAATGGAAGCATAGCCCAGAACCTCATCGTCCTGACTGATGAACTGCTGAATTTTGTCAATGACATTCGTAAAGACATCAACAATCGCCCCAATCGTTCCGGTGAGAACGTCCATGTAAAAGGCAACATCCGATTCTGTGATGGCATCCAGTGCAGCCGCCACATCTCGGATAGCACCCCCAAGGCTTTCATTGGCACCAGCGACATTATTGATAATGCCAGCCAAGCGGATTCCAGAATTTTCTAAAATGGTAAAGCTTTGCCCAATCGTGCGGTTCGTTCTCGCAAACTCTTCTTCCAAGACTCCAGCCTGAGACTGCAGCGCCTCAAAAACCGTCTGCGCGGAAAGCTTGCCTTGCTTGCCGTATTCTCGAAGCTCGCCAATCGTAATGCCTAACCCATCGGCAATAGCCTGCGCCACTCTTGGCGTTTGCTCCATCACACTGTTGAGTTCTTCCCCTCTCAGCACTCCAGCGGCAAAGCCTTGGCCTAACTGAATAATTGCAGCATTGGCAGATTCTGAACTAGATCCTGAAATGGCAATCGCCTTACCTAATGAGCGTGTCACATCTTCGAGTTCAGCAGTGGAAACTCCTAACCTTCCTGTGACTCTGGCGAGGCGTGAATATAGATCAGCCGTAGATTGGAAAGATTGGCCTGTTTCCTGGCTGATTTTAAAAAGTGCGGATTGTGCTTGGGTAAGTTCTTGTGTGGTGGAAGTAACCAGCTTGAGGCGATTTTCAATGTTGGCTGCGGCATCAGAGAATTCAATCAGTCGATCAACAGCAAAAGCTGCAACTGTCGCCTTCAGTGCAGTGGTTAGACCCCCAACACTCCTAGCGACCTTTGCACTGGTTGCTTCCACTTTTTTTAAAGAACGATCAACCGAATTGAAAGCCGCTTGGGTTTTGTCAACGGCTGAAATCGTGATCGTGGTATTGGTTGCCATCTACTTCTGGTTTCTCTTTTCAGCCTGAATGTTGAAATAAGCCACCCAACCTTTCACTTCGTCCAGTGTCCAGCTCATCACCTCAGAAAGTGGCTGATGAAGCGTTTCTGCCAGAGCAAAGATTGTCATCAAGTCAGGCGACTCTCTCAGTTTTTTTCAATCTCCTCATCCGTTAGTCCATCGTCTGCATTCATGGAAGAGACGATTCTGGCGATTACCTCAGAGTCTACACTTCTCATGAATTCAGTACGATTCACCACCTTGAAAACCTTTTTGCCTTCAGCATCCAAGGCTTTGGCAATCAAGGTGGCAGTTAAGGCTTCTCCAACCTTGCCAGCACTGTTTAGCGCCAGAATCTCCTGTTGTTCGCTCAACGTCATGGAAGAGCGATAGAAGATTTTAGTAGGTTCGCCTTTTTCGTCAGGCCACTCTGGGACTTCAACGAATTGAAGAGGCGCAGCCAAGCGATCACGATAATGAGCTTTTGCTCGTTGTAAGATTTCAGACATGACCTGTTTAGGCTGTGGTTTCGGTTAGTGCGCCTGAGCCTTGGAAGCTGATAGTCGCATCAACGGTTCCATCAATGGCCCCAGAGCGACTGATTCCGGTGATGATCACAGAACCATTGTAATACTTTGAACTGGTTGCAGTCCCTTCTGGATAAAGGTTCAGCGTGACACTGCTTCCAATCGTTACAGCCTGCTGGCCTGTGTCGTCTGGGTCCCAAAAGACATCAGCGCTTCCTGAGAAGCTGGTGTTTCCGGCAACAAAAGATGTTGCTGAATCGCTCAGTTGGGTTGTGTCGATGGTGTTAGCTGTGGAGTCGATGGAGTAGCTTTTGACTTCTCCGATTGTTTGACTTCCGGCTTTGATGACACCGGAACTTCCCTTTGTAACTGCCATTTTTTCTCCTTTTGGCTGTTAGAAAATGCCGGTGTTTCCGGCTTCAAAGCCACCCATCCGGCAGCTTCAA